GGAGCACTGTGCTCCCGCTGGATTCTCTTACTTTATGAGAGTTCCTTGACCCAAAACGATAGGATAGCAATATGGTTGGTAGGACTAGAAATCAAATCAACTCTAGGATGTCTGGTCCTAGGTGGTTTAACAATAATCCTACAGTCAAGATTGGAGAAGGCCCTGTCCCCGTCAACTATACTAATTGTGACGATGTGACCGGTCCTACTGACTGTGATCCTTTCTTGGTTGAAAGGTTTGACAGTACAGGAGGAGTATTCAATCTTGCCCAATCAGGCCCGAATCAAGCGCAATTTGTCAACTACATAGTTGATGGAATGCGCAATTCGAGTAATTGGGGCCATGTTGCCGTACCCGGTAAACCCTCTGATTTCGTAGCAAGCACTAATGCTGCTGCGAGGACAAACCCGTCACGACCTTATGTGGACGTGCCGGCAAATCTCCTAGACATGCGCCATGCGCTCGAGTCCATCCAACAGGCTGGACTTCGAACAATTGACCAGGTCTATAACGCTGGCTCCAGATGGCTATATTACAAATTTGTAATTACACCACTGGTTTCAGATGTGATAAAGATGACGAATGCTAGCGATCAGATCAATCGTCGGATCGCTGATATTCAACGTCTCCACGGAGATTTAGGTTACCGAAAGACAGTTCAGAGTTTTGCAGGTGCTGTAAGTGGGACTTCTGCCCCGTTCTTACAGAGTGCTGGCGCTTTATTACGCGCTAGTAACAGGTACACGACTCAGACGGTTATGAAAACCCATATTAGATGGGCTGCCAATAACCCTGGTCCAGCACCTGGCCCGCGGATTCTGAATGGTATGGCCAGACGAGCAGTCCAAGGAGGCACATTTGACTTCTCAACTTTATGGGAAGCCGTACCTTGGTCTTGGGCTATTGATTGGTTTAGTAATATCGGTGAGTATTTAGTTGCTCAACGAAATATTATACCAGCTCGTATCGTCGGTGTTTATCCGATGACGCATACCAGGACAGTCAACGAATTTACTGCCATACCAGTGAACGGCGGTTTTATGACCGCTGGACGCTGTTTACGGGAGTCGAAACGTAGATCTGTCGGTTCTGTCTCTATCGATGCTCATTTTAACTTCCTTAACGGAAGTCAAATGGGTATTCTCGCTTCGTTGGCTGCCACTAGGCGTTAAGCCGATGTGGCATACAGCAACGTGAGCAAAAACAGGAGAATATTATGTCTTTCGCAGATCCAACCGTAGTCACCATCAACGCCATAGGGAAATCCCTGGTGCGTATCAATCAGGATGGATACTCTTCGGAGTACCGCCTGCGTGAAACGCTGGGGGAATATACCCTTAACGTCCGGAATACGAGTCGAACTGACTCGAAGACTGGCATCAAAACGGATCGACACAATGTCGAACTGATTCATGTCGTCTATCCGGTTGCGCCTTCGACTACCCAGTTCACCCGAAAGGTGTATCTGGTCATCGAAAATCAGGCCGGCGATACTCTCGTCGATCCGATCAATGAGGCGCTTGGATTGTTGACGTTCCTGACTGCTTCGTCAGGTGCGGCTATAGCCAAGATGTTGAACTCGGAATCATAATAAGATTCAAAAGAACAACTGACTTCGAGGACTGCGGTTTGCTGTGACTTGGACGTACACTCGTACCGAAAGGCACTATGTATGAAAAGCCAAGCAGACGTAATGCTCCTAGTCTTGGACGGACTCTGTAAAGATGTCCGTCTGACGTACCCGGAGTATTTGGGTGTTACTCTCGATAAGAAGAGAATCGCCCTTTTATACCAAAGCAGAGGTCTTGCGTTGTTCACGCTTGACCTTCCTTGTCTTAATGACCTTCTTCTTGACGGTCTAGAGACAGGGCGCCTAAAACTCGAGGGTCCACTCTCACGTAGAGTGTCCAAGAGAATCCAAGTTCCACGTTTATTCGCGGGACTATGGTTGCGCATCTTTGGTAAGGACTCCTGTTTGAAACCGGAACCCGATGTCACTGCAATCGACTTTCTTAGGCAATTCTGTAGCCTAGGGAAGAAGCTTGTAGTAAAGTGTTCCAAAAGCCGCACTCTAGCGGCATTAAGGAAATATCATGACATCGAAAAAGCCATTCGAAAGCCAACGCTCTGTTGGGATTCGGATAAGCTGGACCTCTCGTGCCTGGAAACTATTTGTCTTAGTGACAGTAGCTCTGGGTACAATCACCTGGACTTGTTCCCACAAGGGAGCAGTCAAGGAGATAGAGGAATCCTCGAGAAATGTCAGCGAGTAGCTGACATCCTCTTTATGCCACTCCCCTTCTTTGAACCAGTGAGTTTCTCGCTGGAACTCGAAGCAGAAGGAGTTGGCATAGGTTTCAAACATGGACCTGGTGCCGTAGCTGAACGACTAAAGCAGTGGGAGAAATCCGACTTCAATAGTTGGTCAGATAAGCTGGAAGACTGGTTTCCTTACGAACAATGTGGACTTACTTCACAGTCCACATATAAGAAACCTGTCAATCATGAACCACCAGCCAGACTACACTGTGTCCCGAAGACCGCAAAAGGTCCACGGCTCATCGCTTCCGAACCTGTAGCACATCAATGGTGCCAACAGATTATTTGGAAGTGGCTGGATCTAGAGTTTAAAAGAGCCTATAATGGCAACTTCATAGACTTTAGAAACCAGGACGCGTCTGGTAATATGGTTCTTTCAGCTTCCTTGGATCGAAAGTATGCAACGGTCGATTTGTCCGATGCTAGCGATCGACTTTCTTGCTGGACCATAGAGAGGATGTTTAGGACTAAACCGTCCTTACTATCTGCTCTGCATGCCGCAAGAACGAGGTGGATTCGTGACGACTTGTCAGAATCAGTGGGCTCCTTCATAAAACTGAAGAAGTTCGCCTCGCAAGGTACAGCGACGACGTTTCCGATTCAATCGATGGTTTATCTTGTCATTGCCTTGGCTGCTTGCCTTGGTGATGGTAAGATTACCGCCCGACGAATCTGGAAACTACGTAACCAGGTTCGTGTGTACGGAGATGATATTATTCTCCCTACACATGGGTACGCGCGACTTAGACGTCTAATGGAACTTCTCGGGCTCTGCGTAAACGAGCGTAAAAGCTACGCACGCGGAAACTTTCGAGAGTCCTGTGGCACTGATGGATTTATGGGTCACAACGTGACCCCCGTCAAGCCTAAGACATTCGTCGCGGACAGTCCAGAGGCAACTCAGGCTGTTATTGATACAACCAACAATCTCTTTAATAAAGGATTCTGGAATGCATCAGAACAACTTAGACTCACAATACCTCACCGCGTTTCTCGCGGACTCAGGATTGTGGGTCCAGCTGCCTCTGGAAGAGTCGGTCTCTTCTCTTACGTTGGAAGCGATGAACACCATCTTAAGCGTAGATGGAATTCACGCCTACATCGGTTCGAGGTCCAAGCTTGGAGCACTCGCTCTAAGATGGAACATAGAGACAGACAAGACGGAGGTCAATTGCTCGATTTCTTTCGAGCTGGCTACAATCCTTGGTATCCTCGGATTTGCAGCCAATTTGACAACCGTCGGAAGACCATCGCTGGTCTTCTATGGGAGTCCCTTGACACTGACGCTCATGGTGGC